TTCATTTTTTTATTTTATTCCATCTCAATTTTTTTTTTATTATACTTTTTTCACCTTTTACTACTTCTTCTTAAATTTTAAGGGAACCAAGGTTCCCCTATGACCCCTCCTTTTTTAAAATTCACAAATTATAAAACATTTTAGCGATTAAAGATATTGAAATAAATGTATATATATATATTATGATTCCGTTATTTTCATTGAAGAATAATGCCGACTATATAAGAAATTTGTTAAGTCAAAATGACACAACTTTAAAGAACAATGACACAACTTTAAAGACAACTTTAAAATTAATGGCGGGTGCCGATTCCATACACGATTTTTTTGACACAGTAAGGGTTCCGGATAACGTTTTTATTAACGTTTCGAATAATTTAATAACAAACTTAAACACACTTTACAAAGTTACGAATGTTAAAAATATTAGTACAATAATCGGAAAAGATGGAAAACAAAAGAACCAATCCGCAAATGAACCTTACAAAACCTGGTTAGAAAATTTATCTGAAGGCAAAATAACTGCTTCGGATATTGAGAAAAAAACAGAGGTATACTTTGAAAATAAGTATCCAAAAAATTTGATAGGCAAGGTTGTAAAGTTAACTTATAGAAAAGTTATTACAGAAATTAATAAAAATATAAACAGTGGTCAAAATAATAATGCCGCAATTTATCAAGCGTACACTCAGTTATGTTTAACGGGTGGATTTTCGGACACTCTTGAAATAGATATGGAACCTGGTGAAATTTGGGATACGGCTTATTCAACTCAAGATAAAACATTCATTGGACTTTTTTTATTAAACTTTTTTTTTACACCACAACCATTAAATGACAATCAAGGTTCATCAACCCAACAACAAATAGACGTAGCATTTAATACGAAAAATCAAACTTATATGACGTTTGATGCCAATTCAAATATACCCACTAAAATATTTGGGTTATTAGATCAGGTAATTAATTTAGTGACACCATTAAATATAGCCGATTCGGCATCAGACTATCACCATTTAGTAGTAGACACGTCTCAAAAAAGAGCAAGTGTTAAAAATAAATACGTCTTTCCTTTTAATACAATTCCTCCAAATGTTCAAATCACTACAACTCCAGATAAACAAGTATATCTTTACAATAGTAATATTTATACTATTAGCGATGGAGTAAATTTATATATTGAAAAACCTACTGGCATAAATATTGAATATGGCGAAAAAAACAAGTATGATTTTAAGGTTTATGCCTCTAATAATAGAGCTAATATAGATCCATGTGAAATACTACGTTTTACGAATCAAGATGGAACAACTTATACTTCTGGTCCAGGAGTGAAATATTTATCAAATATGATTGATTATAACGGGAGGACTTTACCAGAACCAGAACCAAGCAATTCCGCAATAGCACCCCTTAATTCTGATTGCATGAATCTGTTTGATTTAACAAATAAACCTAAAGCCTTATATTATGACCTAAAAAGAAGCGGTGATTGGGAACAATGCATTGCCGCTTTAACGGTAAATCAATTAATGCAAACGACACCTGGTAATGGAGCGCAAAAAGGTCGCGTCATTTTGTGTACACTTGATAGACTATGTGCGTTGTTTTCAAGATCTATTGGACAAAACGCAATATATCATACTGGAACAAAATTACATTTATACCGATATGCAGTTAATTTAACTTCTCAAGAGCGTGAAAGTCAACGTAAGATTGCTGAAGAGGCAGATAGATTGAAGGCCCTCTCGGAACAACAGGCGGCTGCAGAGGCGGAAACATTGTTACTCCAAAAACAACAAGCTGCCTATGATATAAAAACTCAAATAACCAGTGTAATATCCAATCTAAGGGAGCCTCTTGAAAATTATTTGACGAAAAATATTTTTATAGAAAAATTAAAAGTATCAAATAGTGCAAACGAGAACATTTACAAAATGATTAATTTTTTTGCCAGAATATTATTTATTAAAAGTTTAAAAAAACTTAAAGACGCTACTGGAATTGAGGACCCACAAGCGTATTTTGATTCATTGAATGAAATAACTGACAGTTTAGTAACTCCTTTAAATTACGCGCCTTTTATTGATAATATAAATAAATATGTAACGGAATTTAGCAAACAAATTATGCTAAGAGGCAAATTAGGTGATTACGACTCTGAAAAATTAATAGAATTATATTCAAATTTAAAATCTATTAATAAAGAAATCAAACAAGATTCAAAATCAATTACAAAACATAATTACAAAAAAAAACTAGAGAAAGAAGGTGTTTTCAGCATATTAGAATTAATTTTAAAAGACTTAGAACCTGGAGTAAATTCATCTTCTTTGCCACCTGCACCACGCAAATCTTCATCACTTTTTCCACCTGCGCCACCTTCAAATTTTGAAGAATTAACACTTTTCGTTGATAAATTTAAAGGAGAACCATATAATAGTAACCTTGAGCAACCAGATTTTGCGAGTAGTAACAAAGAGTATTACGGAAATCTTAAAAAAAAAATAAACGACTATGCTTCATCAATTCCATCAACTCCTAACAGAGGTGGGGCAGACGAGAATCAGCATGGTGGCGATTTATCAGAAAAAGAACGTCAAGACCAACAAAATAATGGATATAGAAGTTTGATGTTAGAATTAACGAATGAATTTATGTCTTTATCTGTATCTTTAAATGAAATAACTGAATCTATTGTTAAAAATAAAAGCCCAGAACAGTGGAATAATATATCATATGAGGGTTTTATTACAAAAATGAAATCTTTACAACTAAATGATTCATCAAATGATAATAATGGTTCTGTGGTGATGGATGAAGAAAATATTAGTGGAACGTCGGGTGATGGTTCTGTGGTGATGGATGACGAAAATAATAGTGGAACGTCAAATGATAATAATGGTTCTTTAATAATGGATGACGAAAATAATAGTCAAGGATTGCAACAATCAAATACAAATGTAATAGAAAGTAAAATTGACTATACGAATAAAATATTAGAAATATTAGAAGTTTTTTTCGAAAACTCGTGGAAAGCAATTCAAATAGCGGAGTTAAACGAAATAAACACAACGGCCCATAAAAAACTTTATTACACAATATACACATTTTTTGCGTGTTTATATGGATACGTAGATATAAACGACCCAAATAATCACGTTATAAGTGATATAATAAATAAACCTGGTTTTTTAAAATTTGATACTGCAGATACCAGAAGTAGTAGTAGTGGTGGAGGTAAAGAAAAAGAAAAAGAAAAAAAAAGCGTAAAAGTAGCAAACAAGGTACCATACAATTCATATAGGCAATCATCTAGTTCAACACAACAATTCAAAGAATATGTAAAAGTTCCTTTAAACAGACAAAACGTAATAACGCAATTAAACGTCAATAACACCGTAGAATTTATCAATAAAATAAATTTTTTAAATGATTACATTGATACAAATGATTTTATTAATACAATTAGACAAAATATGACTAATAATACATGGTTCATAAATTTAATAATTTATTGTATTAAAGCACGAGTTAAAGAAAAAAAACAAAACGAATACGTTTTAACAGTTTTTACAACTCTATCAAATTTTTTTAAGTATTGTATTTATTACAAAGTAAAAGATACACTTCCTACGCAGGATACGTCTAATTTAAATATGTCTAATTTAAATAATTATGGTTTTAATAACGGGTTGTTGGTGTTAAACGATTTTGACCCAGTTTTTGGTTCATTTTTTAATAAGTTGAAAAATTTTACATTTGCAGAGAGGGTTTTCTTTGGCGTTGTTAATGATATTAATGAAATAACTAGTCAGCAACAAATATTTTTTGAAATAACCCCAATATTATCAATATTAAGTAATAATTTTATTAATCCGAATACAGTAGTTTATCAGTTAAACGAACTTAATAGAATAAGAGGCGGTTCCGGAAAATATACCCAAAAAAAATACAAATCTAAATCAAAAAAAATGAAAACAAGAAAGAATAATACCCGAAACAAAAAAATAAAACGCCGAAAAACTCAAAAACGTATACACAAAAGACGCCCACAAAAAACAAGAAGCAACAAATGGGACTAGGTATGTTATATTTGATAAAATTTAAATAAGTTTTAGCAAATATTAGATAAATATTTTAACTCGATATAATATATAAATGAGTGGTCTTGAATTAACTCCAGATTTTATTGTCAATAACTTATTAAAGAATTTTCCGAAAATGGTTGGCAGTGCCATTATCGGGTACAATGAATTCTATAAAGCGGAGTTGTTGTTATTAGAAAAAATGAAAGCAACAAATGATAAAGGAGATTTGATAATTGATTATGATGATGATGTTTTTATTAATTTTAAAATTTTCGCCAATATGGTCAAATACGGAAAAAGTTATTTTTTAAATGAAATAATCAAAAACATGACGCAAATGAACAACTTAGTAATTTTTATGAACACCATGGTCCCTCTAGTAAATGAAATGAAAAAGAGACAAAGTAATAAAGGTTACGTAGAAGAAGAACCAGTTGTCGGAGGAAAAAAGAAAAGAAAAGTTATCCAAAAAGGCGGCGGTGATATTTTTAACATGTTTATGAGTTTGGTTATAACTATTTTATTTACTTCGTTGGCAAATAGTCAAGAAGTAGCAAGTAATCTTGTTGGCACAAATTCTCAAGTAGTTTACACCTTAAAACAAGCAGGTCAACAAAAGATTGATTTCGAAACGAATCAAATTCCTATGGCAACAACTAAGGTACAAAATTTTGACCCTTTAAATCCGGATGACCGCAATTTAATGACACAAGAGTATGGTTTAAACGTCGTAATTCCTAAAATAAACAAAATCATAAGTGAAAATTTACAAACTCTTTTTTTACCACAATTTATAGAAGAAAAAAGGACAAATTATGGAATTACGGAAAACATGAAATCGTTTTTTCAAAATGACGAAGAAGAATTAACTAAACTTTTTATTTCTGAAATCCGTAAGAACGTTACTAACCTTAATGATTTGACGAATGTTGTTCATCCTTTATTACAAAAAATGTGTGAAGAATTTATCGGGCAAACTGACCCATTGCTACCTATTCCAGTTTATGAATTATATAACAGTAAATTAGTTGAAAAAAGTGAAATATTAAAAGAAAACAGAGATAAAATTGAAGTCGAGCAAAAAAAAGATATAGTAAAAACAGAACTGACACAATTAGGAATTACGCAATCGGAACCAAGCATGGTTGAAAACATTCAAGAAGTTGCTACAACGGTTAAAGAAGGAACTGCGTCTTTATTTTCATCCGTATTTTCTAGCGCTAAAAAGAATGTTCCTACGGAAGTAAATGCCGCCGAAATAAATCGCAAAGACCTAAAAAATATTATACAAAATGTGGAAGATAAAGCAAACCAAAATATATCCTCTCTTCGTCCTGACACAGAGACAAGAATATTTAATGATTACGCTCAAGAAACAGCCGAAAATTTATATAATAAACAAGTAAATTCAGATATCATAATAAACAGACAATCATATTTATCGACAACATGTAATGCAATTAAACAACAAAAATATACATTTAACGGTACTTCATTATATATTGACAGTCCTGCTAGCACCTTATTTCATTTAAAAGTTTTGGCAAAAAATGTCGTAAAAAATTTTGATACAATCATGAATAAAGGTATAAGTAAATTTGGAGAAAACGGAAATATAATTACGGATATTCCAGAAAAAGAAAGTAGGAAAGAACAGTTAAGAAGTTTAAATGAAAAAGCACAGGCAATACTCAAGGTTTTAGAAAATTACGAAATGGGATTAATTAATAGTTTAAGCGATGGACAGTATTCAGCATCCAACAAAAATGATTTTTTTAAAAATATAGCCGGATTGTTAGTAAATATTCAAGACCAAATTATTAAGGCAACAAAAGAATTACCAATAACTGAAGAAAAATTACAACAGCAACTTAAAGCAAACGATGAATCAGCACAAAGAAATTTGGAGGAAATTCGAAGACAGCACGCTATAGAACAAAACGAACGTTTTAATGATTTAATGCAAAATAAAGAAGCAAATAATCTTACGGCTGCTGAATGGGATGAATTTAACCAATGGTTTGGAAATACCGCTAAATCAGGAGCACAAACAATATCTACGCCTATAAATGTATTATTAAATACTACGACTGACGTTGGCGTAAATATTTTGGGAAATGTAGGTAAATTAGGTGAAACTGGTATGACATCAGTAATTAATATAGCATGGGGCATAGCAACTGCATCATTTATTTTATTTATTCCCTTGGCGCTTATAGCATCTTATAAAAGTGGTTTAGTAACTACGGTGTTTAAAAAGATGAGTAGAAGCATTGAAGGTACCACGCAAGAACAAGGACCACCACCATCTCTTCCTCCTGTTCCTCCTGTTCCTCCTGTTCCGATTTCTGTTCCGATTTCTGTTCAAGGACCACCACAAGCGCAACCACAAGCGCAAACAAATTCGGATCAGTCTAGGAATAGAACTCCACGACGTCCAACAAGATTTGGACCACCTGTTCCGGAACTTTCTCAATATGTACCGCCGACTAGATCATCTGGAAAACCGTCGCGATGGGGACCACCTATAGACGGAGGTAAAAAAACGCGCAAACGCACAAAAAAAGGGCAAACACGTAAATTAAAACGCGGCAAAAGACGTCAAACTAGACACCGAACTGGACGTAAAACCAAAAGACGTTAAACGTATTTTATCATAAAAAATAAAAAAGAAAATAATTTAGATTCTTTTTTATTTACAAAAAAATAATAAAAATTTAAAAATCCACGACAGGGAGTGTATAAATCGGGTTATTAATAATATTACACACATTCGACCCATACGCTAAACGGATATATCCGCCCTCTCCCCATAAAGAACCAAAACTATTTTTTAATTTCCAATAACCGCCAATGGCCTTCGGATAAACCCCGACAACTTGAAGACAATGATTAATATTATTGGTAGCCGGGCAACTGGCTAATGTCATGACTCCACCAGAATACGTAAACCAACTTAAACTAACCGATAGACATACCGTGATTGGTCCCTTTTTCTGAACGTAACTCGCCATACATGCTTCATTGCTAGATAACAAATTATAATACCCGCTAATTTTCGCCACTGCTAAATTCGAATTCTGACCGCATCTTTGCGCTACGCCAAAATAAGAAATATACGGATAATTATTTGACTGTTCTAGTCCATTCGCCAATAAATAATTATACGCGTTCTCAATTTTGCCACCATTACAGCCATCATTATATGATACGCAATCAATTAGTTGCTGAGCAGATAAAACATATTTGTACACATTACCGTGTAAACGCATCGTGTCGCTTTCTAGTTGGTCTGCGGCGGCAAAAGCCCACCCGGCATTCAAGCATAATCCGGCGTTTTTTACTGGACTCGTGTAAATATTCGTCCAGTCCACTACACTATTTGTAACACTCGAATCGCAAACAAATAAATTGCGGCGAACATAATCGGAAAAATCTGAAACATAATTCGAAAAATACCATGAATAATATTTTACGTTAAAAAAATTATCGTCGTCGACAAAGTTATCAAGGTCATCATTGCTTACAATAATATCATCTCCATACTGGTTATTTAAATAATCGTCATCTTGTTTTTCACCCGAAACAATCTTTATAAAAAATAATAGAAATAATAGCATGTTCATCTTGGTAATATATATATATAATATAATATACACTTTAATATATTTTATAATATATTTAAACATAATTTATAATGGAATATAATATAAATCTCCGCCATTAATTATTATGAAAAATGTTAAAGTCAAAAATTTGATTGAAAAAAGAAAAGAAGCGGCAAATTTTTTAAAGGCATATCCAGATAGGGTTCCAATTATATTTGAGCCATGTGACTCTTCAAAATATGCTGGTCAAATGATAGATACACAATTTCTTATTCCAAAAATAATAACGGTTGGTCAATTTATGTTTTCCGTAAGAAAAAGAATGTCTTTGGCGCCTGAAAAAGCGATATTTTTATTTATCCACGGGTTTATACCGCCATCTTCAGCACTCATGTGTGATATATACGATTATCATAAGGACAATGATAATTTTTTACATATAACGTATTCATTTGAGAACACATTTGGATACGGATAATAATATTTTAATAATATTTTAATAATATATAATTTATTATATAATTTATTATATATATGAAGACCAAACGCCAAATATATAAGAAACAACAAAGAAAAACTAGGAAACAAAGAAATATAAAAAAACGAAGTAGAAGAACAAAAACTATTGGCGGTAATAAAAACACTGATATAAAAAATATAGTGAGTCGTTTAATTCAAGATAGAGAAAATAATATGGGAAAATTATTAAATGTTGCCTGTAAAAACCCTGGAAATTGTTTGGCATTAGGCGTATATGGTTCATATATTAAACAATATTTTGACAAATTTAGAAACTTGTCTTTAGTAGATACGCGCCAAATGAAGCATATTGGAAAACCGTCACTAAATGGGTTTATTGTCGAGGTTCCATTTATTAAAAATGGATTTAGGGCGTATACGGCTGTAAAATGTGCTTCTGAACAAGATTCAGATAATTTATTTTATGAATACTATGTTGGAAAATTTTTTATTAATTCATACTTGAATATATTTCCTTGTTTTGTAGAAACGTATGATTGTTATAGGTTTATTAATGGTAGGACATCTTGGAATGAATTAAAAGATTTAAAAAATAAAAATAACATGAATTTAAATAATATTATTGATCGAAAAAATGTTTCAGAAGAACGCATTACATCTAGAAATAATCCTGATGGCGAAGATGCCGCTTGGTTCAAAATGTCTTGCGTAGAAAATAAAGACATTTGTACATTAATACAACATTTTGACAAATTTCGCTCGGTAGCCGATGAACGTAAAAATAATCCGAGGAACATTCAATATGAAATATTTAATATACTATATCAAGTGTATTTTCCGTTGACTATTTTAAAAGATGTATATACACATTACGACTTACATGCAAATAATGTATTTTTATATAAACCATATGAAGGTAGAAAATATATCCAAATGAGATATCATTTGCTTTCAGGAAGTATTATTGAATTTCCTAGTGAATATATAGTTAAGATTATTGACTATGGCAGAAATTACTTTGACAATGGAATGACAAATACTGAAAAAATTCTTAAAGATTATATATGTAATAATGACCTATGTGATCCTGATTGTGGTACGAAAGTTGGTTATAACGTAATACAAGGTAACGAATTTAATCCAAATACGGTTTATCACTGGATTTTCCCTAACAAAAAAAATATATCTCATGATTTAATATTTGCGGTTAATTTTTATGAATATTTAAATCAATATAATATATTTGATGCCTTTGTCTATGGCAATACAGAAATTAGTAATAATTCACCAACTAGTAGTTATTCACAATTTTTCCAAAGCGGCACACCTGAAAAACTAGGTGGAGATAGCAGAAATATTTATAATATCGTTAATTTAAGGGAGTCTCTTGAAGCATTTATTGATGGATGGAATGGACAAATGCTGAACCAAAAATACGATATAACTTGGCAAAAAAAGGCTATAATGGATATTTATGAGGATAAAAGACCATATACTTTTGAGGTACTACCTGATACCGTTTAACAACCTTTTTCTTTTAAATTTTTATGTTTTTAAATTTTTATGTTTTATTTTAAATCACTATTGAATCGCCTTTTTTGTAGACTTATAACTCTGTACCGTAAACACAAATTTAATAATTAAACTGACAAATAAATAAGTGGATACTTTTCTGCTACAATTTCCATTTCCATAAATATACCCCCAAAATACAACTGCTCCCAATATATTCCAAATTAAAGCAAATATTCCCAATAAACCGATAAAGACAAACGACGAAATTATTAAACACAAGTTATCATTATATTTATCCTTTGTAAAATAATTCATTAACGTCATATAAACATTTACAATGATTAATGAAGTGAACGCCGATACAATTAAATACTGTTTTAAATTAAGGTCAATATTCGCTGGATAATCGTTTAAGCATGTTTCATCCTTATAAGCAAAATACAAATCACAAATAATAATGGGCAAGCAAATAATTAAAACGACGATCCAAATAGCATAAACGACTATTTTTCGTGCCACTTCTTCATCTTGGTCGGCACTCGTTCTTTTTAAAATACTTTTAAGTCGTGGTTGATTCTCAATAGTATTTTGCGTTACTTTATCCATTTGGGATTCAATATCATTTAGGTCGGCGACATTTATATCAGAAATACTTGTGATACTGTTAGCATCAATGGTTACAGAACTCAAGCGACTAGATTCAGTTTCCTCAAACATTTTCTTTAAGTTTTACCCTTAAGTTTTACCCTTCCTTTACTTATTTTTATGGATTATGAATACAGGTTTAAATCTAAATCAATTTTTTTTACATTTTCTTTAGAATCATCGTCTTTGTCATCGTTTTTGTCATCGTCTTCTTCTTCCGTTGACTTAACAGTTTGTTTCTTAATCTGAAAATAACGTTTATATTTTTTAACTCCTTCTAAGGTGTAACCGTCAGACCTACGAATCGGTTCCATTTTATAATGATAAGTATTTAAAAGTTGTCTTACTAAATTTAATAATGGCCACTTTTGTATTTTTTCGGCATTTTTATGAAGGCTCGTCATAAAGGAGGAACTGTAATTTTTCTTTAATTCTGGTATGGTTTTTTTAACTTCATTATATTTTGCGTCGGATAACAAAACGTCGCGTGGAATAATTAAACCATTTAGTTCATGTAGGGCATCTATTTTATATCCTATCAATTCAAAAACTATTCTGTCTTCTTCATTCATAAAACAAAAAATGATTTTATTTTTATGAATCAAACTCTGAAAATCAAAATTCAAACTCTGTATATTTTTCTAAATACCAAACTCAGGGATGCTATAATTTTCTCCAGTTTTAAGATACTTGGCAATAATTTTAGGGTTAATTTTATTGCTTATAATATCCTCCGTTTGGTAGACGTTGCTATTTTTATCAATATAATAAACGATACCTTGAATATCTTGCGCATATACTTCTACTTTTTGCGTCGTATTTTTGGTTTCATTTTGAGCGTCAACAATACCATGCGGAGTTCCTTTAATATGTGTTCCGCAATATTCAAACCCTTCTTTCTTACGTCTTGTACATTGTTCGTTGCTCGCTCTTTTAGCACAGCATCTATCAAATATCGGAACAAAATTTTTAACACGTTTTCTCTTTTGAAAATCTTCTTTACCAAATACTAATCTGTCCTGGTCATAAATATATTGCAATAATTGATTAACCTGTTCGTTTTTTGACATTCCCATTTGCGTTGCTTTTTCGCGGATATTATCCTTGAAAGCAGTAATATAAGTTTCTATCTTTTTGTTTAAGCGTCTTTCCATATTTATATATTTTTAGTTTGTTTTATGATATATAGTATATAACATTTTCTTTAGTTCAATTTTTTATTATAATAAAAAAGCAACTTAAAGAAATAGGTGGTCTCATTTCTTCTTTTTACCTCTTTTTTTAACCTCTTGTTTAATTTCATCGACAGATTCGACAGATTCTGTAACTGATCCTTCCTTTGGTTCTTCTTTGACTTCTTCTTTAATCTCTTCTTTAATCTCTTCTTTAACGACTTCTTCTTTAACTACTTCTTCTTTAACGACTTCTTCTTTAACTACTTCTTCTTTAACGACTTCTTCTTTAATCTCTTCTTTAACGGCTTCATCAACCCCCAAAATAGTTTCGCTAACAACTTTATCATAATTAGGGGTATTAAATAATTCTTCATTTAGATGTTTGTTTATCGCATCCGTAAATTTTTTATCCATATCACTGTTTAACACAACGTTTTCAGTAGGTTGAATTTCGTTTTCTACAGGTTTAGACAACCCTAACATGTCTGTAATTTTACTCATACTTCGCTTTAATGTAGATTTTATACTGCTCTTTTTATTAGGTGATAAACTAGCAGTTAACTTACTTGAAACAGAACCTTGGAACCTCTCTAAATTACTATTTACACTTCCAAGTGAATCAGAATCATCCGTTAACGACAATGAACTAACATATGAATTCAGTTGTGGATTTTCAGGGTCAGCATCAATTTCAATATTAGGTGTGACGTCCAAATTAAGTAATTTTTTATCAATCGGCGAATTCACTTCCTTTTTGTTACCATTCATTTCAATGGATTCATCAAATTTAATATCGTTATTAATGTTTGTGTACATTAGTTGTATTTTAGTGCTAAAACGTTTTAAATATTTAATGTGCATTTTATGGAAAAAATCAATATAAGCGGTAAACATGTTTATTTTCTCTCTTATCACATTATTGTTATAACAAAAGGTGTTAATATAGTTATCAATATTTAACCCTATGCTCTGTTTTTTTTTATGTAACGAAAGTTCATGTTCTTTGTGCATAAAAACGGATATAATAATGGATAATAAATTTAGAATGTTTTCATGGATTTCTTGTATAGTTTCAAATTTGTATTCTTTAAAGGGTTCTAAATCTTTATAAATTGGATAATTATTTGTTTTTACAATGTCGACATTTTTTTTGTCATTAATGTTCGTTAAAATATATTCTAAAATTATTTTGTTTAATTTAAAATATTCACAATACATTCTGTTATTTATTGCTAAAAATAACCGTTTCATATCATCATATTCAATGTCAATAAGTTTGCTTTGGAAATGAAATGAATCTAACCCAAAGACAAAGAGTCCGTTCGAATCGTTTTTAATGAATTCCGCATAGAATAACTTTAACTTATCTATTCTTGATTGCAATATATCGAATATATTTTTAACAGAAGTTCTTACATTTATAATATCGTTAAATTCATTTTTTAATTTTACAATGTTGGATTCCATAAATAATATTTATATAATAATTTTATTGCGTTAATATAAATGGACGATGTTATAGAAGTGAGTAGTAATTCAAACGCGCTAACAACCACGGAAATAGAATGGACTCCTGAACACGAGCAAATTCTTGTAGAATGGGCTGATAAAGCGATGTGTTACAGGTGGCTTCATGCTAAATCAAACGCAATGTTTAGTTCATTGAATACATGGTATACCATTCCAGTAATAGTTATATCTACTCTAACTGGGACCGCGAATTTTGCTCAAGAGAGAGTGCCAGTTGAATACCAAAGTTATTTCGTCATGATAGTCGGTGGTTTCAATATTTTAGCGGGAATTATTACAACTATACAGCAATTCCTTAAAATAACGCAATTAAACGAAGCCCATAGAGTAAGTAGTATTGCGTGGGACAAGTTTTACCGTAACATAAAAATCGAACTTGCGAAACACCCAACAGAAAGGATAGATGTGAAGCAAATGATTAAAATGAGTAAAGAAGAATTCGACCGATTAATGGAAACCAGTCCCAATATCCCGGAAAAAATTGTGAATGAATTTAAAAATAATTTCAGTAGACAACAAATGTTTGATAAAATTATTAAACCGGAAATTTGCGACATATTGGTGCCATCAAGTGAATATCGTAATCCTTGGTATAATGATGAAAACCGTGCTAAATCTATTACGGATAATTTACAGATGGAACTCACAAAACAAAATAGGGTGAAAAAAATGAATGAACTAAACGTTAAAATTGTAAGGGACTTTATTACTTTATTTGTTAATCTGAATAATCGTGAACCTACCGAAAGTGAAATTATTGATAATTTAAAAGACAAAATGGATGCCTCAATAATAAGAAAAATTTTGGACGATAAAAGTTTGTTAAAAATACAAATCAATCTAGATAACACATCTATAAATGATATGGTTTAATATGACTAATAAGTAATAATATGATTTCGTTTTTTCCAATTATATTATTAAACTTTCGGATAATCGTTGGGCAATATTAACATACATAAAATAATAAATACATAGAATAAAATATACACTCCATAATCTGTGTGGTCTACCCCATAAAAATTTAGTATTTGAATTAAACTATATAAAAATACCGCAGACAAACCAAGTATTGTTATTGGGTTCATTTATATAATATGTTTTAGATTATTTAATAAAGTTTACAATATTAAATTATGCGGTTTTTCAATAATAGTTGTTTTATTCACATAATGATAACTTAATGGGGTTTGTTGTTCGTATTCTTTTATGACAATAATCGGCGCTTTTATATAACTGCCATTGTCTAATTCTATTTTTCCTAAAATTACACTATCGTAATGTTCTGCCCATTTACCGTCATAATCGGTTATTCGCATCGTTAATCTTTCAAAATTTTGGTCCACTGTTTTATCCTTTAGTCGTTGTTTTTTTGTTTCTGAATTATCAATAGAATCGAATTTCTCATTTTCGATATATTTTGTGAAACCGACAAAAATAGCAAACCTTACTGCGTATTCTTTATTCAAAGAATTAAAAAAATTCGTAAAATAATAATAAGGACCAAACATACCATTATCGACGTTTTTTGTTTCACCAAATATGTACGTATATTTTACTTTTGTGTCTGATTTTCCGACATAACCAATCATAGGTATCTCGTAATTATTGTTTTTATCATCAAGTAAAAAACAGAAACTTTCATTGCACATAAAAAAATTCGTTATTTCTTTTCCAATTGGCATATCACAAAGATATTTTACATTTATTATTTCTTCTATAGTTACAAACCATAAATTATTTGACTTGTAAACATCGTTTAATTTTATATTACATTCCGTTAGATCAAAAAACATATATAAATTATTTTCAAACTCATAAAACCCGTTGAATGCTAATTCAGAATTAAAGTCTGAAAAATTATCCATATATAACTGGAACAAACCGAACAAAGAAACTTTTACAAAATTAATAAATTCGTCTGTGTTTTTATTGAATTTTTTTGTTATTTTAACCCTAGGGAATGACATTGTTTTATTATGTTCTGTATTTGTTAAAAGAAACGTCTGGAGAGGATACTTACATTGATTATTTACATTATACGCACACATATAAAGGTTATCGTATAGTTCTGGCGGGTTATTCATGTGCGACATTAAAAATTTGTTACCCTTATATTTATAATATTTATTCATTTTATTATAAATATAAATATTTTTAAACCTTTTCAATATGTAAATTTATTTTTCTATTTTTCTACTTTTCTATTTTTCTACTTTTCTACTTTTCTACTTTTCTATTTTTCTTTTGATTGTTTCCTTTATCTGCTCTTCTCTGTTGTCCATTACATGCTTTACTATTTCATCGGCAACATTTGGCGTTGTCTTGTAGTAATTTTGTAGCGCTAAAAGCAGTGATTTTCCGTTTATAGGTTTTTTCACTTTATTTGTTTTATAAACGAGTGAGCCGCCATTAATATCAAAGCAATCTATTTTGTTTGTCTTCATAACGGTTACCAAGTTTTCCGTCAACTGTTTTTTTTTGGTTGTCCGTTCTTTGATGTCTTGTTTAAATTGCGCTATTTCATTATCTATTTTAATCCATTCTTTTATATTATTTACTAACTGCTCTTTGGTTTCCATTAAATACTATATATATAAATATTTAAACCGTTATTTTATAATTATTTTTATATATCTTGTTTCTTATAATGTAAAATATGTCGTTTACACATGTTGTCAGATTCAATTTTAAAACCACATGTGTTACCTTTATTGGAACCGGATTTTAGAACTGCTATACATCCACCTGAACCTACACCTAGACATGTAGATACACTTTTATCTTCCACATTAATTATGGATGGTCCTAAAATCACATTTTTAGACATTAACTTTTTCGCTTCTTTTTGCTGTTGTTTTTCCTCTTTCTGCTGTTGTTTCGCTTCTTTATCTTGTTGTTTTTGATTTTGTTTCTCTTCCAGTTTTTTTTGCTTATCTGCTTCTTTTTTGGTCTTTGCTTCTTCTTTTGCTTGTAATTTGTGTTTTTGACGTTCTTCCTTTTCCTTATCTTTTTTTTCTTTCATTTGTTTTTTTATAATTATTTTTTTATGGTCCCAGCAGTAACATTTAGTGTCTCCATTTACATAACCAGGCGAATACATTATCGGTGAACCCATCATATAGCATGTAATGTATTTTTCATTACTTAAATCGTTCTCCGTTTGATTGTTTCCACTTGTATCCAGTTGACTCTCAATAAAATCTGGATTAAGCGTTAAATATTCGCATTTCTTTGTATTTTTGATAAAAACAGAAGTTTGCGCATTTGGATCAATATAATTCACTCCATGACATTTTAATCCCAATTCTTCATAATATGGTAACAACCCTTTATGTTTTTTTCTACAATAAGGACACCTTATTTCGTCTATATTTAAACGACAAGAAGTGCTTTCTAATACATTGAAACACTGTTTGTGATTTTTAACGTCTAAATACAAGGGCATATAATTAAATTTATGCCCACACTCCATTTGAATAAATTTATCTGTAAGCGGTTGATTCGAAATTAAGCATAAATTATTGTCCTCTTCTGTTTTTTCTTCGTTATCCTCAACATCTAGCGATTTATATAATTCATCAAAAAAATTGATGTTACCTTCTATTATATATTTTTCCATTTATAGTTGATAATATATAATTTTATGTATTATCTTTATATTTTTTATATATATATTAGTTATAATAATGTCGCCACCTGAAGTATGGGGTCCTGCCGTATGGAATCTATTTCATACATTATGTGAAAAAATAAATGAGGATGCTTTTTCACATGTAGCACCAGGTTTATTTAATATGATTGTAAGAATTTGTAAATTTTTGCCTTGTCCAGATTGCGCGGCAGACGCTTCTAATTTTTTAGCGAATGTTAGGTTTACCGATCTTAAAAATAAAACCGAAATGAAGAATTTATTTTATTTGTTTCATAACAGAGTAAATTTAAAAAAACGTAAACCTCCTTTCAATTACGCTAACATGACTGCTTACGCGAATTATAATTTAATACAGGTTATCAATACTTTTATTGTAAATTATAATACGAAAGGAAATATGAAACTTTTGAACGAATCGTTTCAAAGACAATTTGTGTTGAACGATTTTAAAAATTGGATAAAATACGTGATACGCGCTTTTGTGCCTGTTCCAAAACCTTTACCCGCTCCCGACCCTATTGTAGAAGAACAAGTTATTCAAGAACAAGTTATTCAAGAACAAGTTGTTTAAGAAAACCCGGTTACATCAAAAAAAGGTAAAAAAGGCAAAAATAAAAAATAACCTAATTTTTCATTCCGCTTACCAATTCTCCATCTTTATACAATGAACATTTAAACGTCTGCTCCTTAGGTTGGTAACAAATTTCTTTATTACTTGATACTTCATTAAAGAACAAATATTTGCCAGAACCTCCAGAATACATTAACGTAACAATTAAAGCAGCAGACGCTAACCCTAGCAATACGTTTAAGAATAAATCCCCCATTTGAACCACACATTTTTTATATAATTTAATAAACATATCGACGAGGAAATATGCTATCAACGATATAAACACCCAAAAATTTGGCGCACCATTGCTGAACATGGGTATAGATAAATACATAATTGTAAAAGCAAACACAAATGCACTAAATGTAGGGTTTCCATATTTACTATATTGAACCGACGTACATACAGTTCTATCGTTTACGACTGGACTAGCGCCATTTACCATATAAACATAATTTCTAATTATACAGCACGCTATAAGAAACCCTAAATAAATTAACCCTTTAAAGTTTTGGAATATAAATGACATCGATGTGATTGAAGTTGCGAGGATTATAGGTGAAAAAAAACTAAAAAAAACTATAAAATTCATAGGTTGAAATAATTCAAGCGGAGCGTTCGTAATGCCTCCCATTTTGATTGTTTGATTATTGCTATTCATATAATAAATAGCAATAATATTTTTTTATAAATTTTGCTTTTTCTATTCTATTCTATTCTATTCTATTCTATTTGTCTAAAATCAAATCAAAAACCTCCTTTATATGATTTATGGAATGAAATTTAATCCCTTCGATAATTTTGTTATCCTTATATTTTTCCATTATTTTATCGAAATCCTTCTCGTTTTCTTTAGGGAATATAAATTCCGTTACACCTGACTTTATAGAATGGATTATTTTTTCCTGTAGTCCACCAATTTCCGTAAGACAATATCCAAAATGTGTCTCTCCAGTTATTCCAAAATAGTTCTTGATTTTAACATTATTAAATAAACTGTAAATCAAAACGGTAAAAGCAGTTGTAGCAGAAGGACCGTCCTTTTTAGTGCTAATATCCGGACAATGAATATGTATTCCACAAACGGAATTATGTTTAATATCATTATATTTCTCTATTAAATATTTTTGCCTGTCAGTGCTGGTCAAATTCCATGCGTTTGTTAAACTTACGCTAATAGATTCCTTCATAACTTCCCCCATTGACCCAGTCAATGTTAATTCTAAAAATTTATTAGACGGAACAAAACTGGCCTGAACAGGAAGAACCCCACCTTGAGACATTTGATTCGCCCATAATGCGTTAATTACTCCTACTTGACTTTGTCCGTGAATTTTATACACTTTTACCTCTCTCTTATCTTTAAAATATTTAGTTTTAATATCTTCAATTGTAATTTTTATGGGCAGTTCATAGTCATTCGCATTGTTTTTTAGTATTTCCAAATTTATCTCTCCAACGATTTCGAATAATTTTTCCTTCAATTTTCTAACACCCGGCTCCAACGTGTATTCTTCTACTATAAATTTCAAAACATCATCTGTAAATATTATCATATCTTCTAATCCGATTTTTTTATATAATTCCGGAAGTAAATGTTGATTCGCTATAACAATCTTATCTTCAAGTGTCAAACTATCAAATTTAATTCTGTGAACACGGTCCAATAATATCTTATCGATGGATTCCGCATCATTATATGACAATATAAATAGCGCCTTTGATAAATCCAAATCAATACCAGAGAAGTATTTGTCCTGAAAAGAACTATTTTGCGTAGTATCCAATAAATGTGTTAGTATTCCGGTTATTTCTTTACCGTTTTCCGTCTTACTAATTTTATCAACCTCATCGAATAATATGATTGGATTCATACATTTTTTATCTATTAATATTTGAACAATGGAGCCGTGATTTGAACCAACATATGTGTATGAATGACCTACCAACGTAGATGCGTTTGAGTCGCCACCTAACGCAATTAGGGAAAAAGGTCTACTGTTGCCGTTTTCATCTTTTAAACATTCGGCGAGTCCTTTTGCCAAGGTCGTTTTACCTATACCTGGATTCCCTTCAAACCCTAACACATGCGATGTACTACTATTTACGTCACCGTTTATCCACTCCGCAATAATTCTCTCGATTTGCTTCTTTGCTTTAGTGTGTCCATAAACGGCTTTATCGAGTGTCTTTTTTACGTCTACCATATATTCGGTTATTTGTTTTGTGTTTGTAGTTATTTGTTGTATATCATTTTTAATATCTACATTTGTTAGCATGAAGTTCATACTTGCGAATGGACTAAATTCCGTTATGATGTCATCTATAATTTCTTTATTGTCTTTTTCACAATAACAATCCACAATATCTATAATACGTTCGCACAAATCGTCTTTGCTTAAATGTGAATATTTTGACCTATATTTACCGTGTTTCTTTAAAATTTTATCCAACGCTTTAGTGTTTACCGTTATTTTTTTCTTATCACCAGTGGTTAAATAGGTTTTTATTTTTTCAATTTGTTGACTGGCGTCGCTTGAACCTGGTTCTCCTTGAATTTTTTTCATATATTTTTGTATTTCGATGCTGGTGTATTTATCTTTGCTAGGTATTTCTTGAAATATTTTTTCAATGTTGTGTTTCTTATACATCTCCTTGAAATTATTCCTTATTGTTTCCATCATATTTAAAATAGGTTCTCGCCTGTAAATACTAAAAGGGATTTTTAATAGTCCGTCCAAGTATTGGCGCGCCTTAGATCCGGAGTCTTCCGACTTTGCTTTTACTTCTTTTAATTTCATCATGGCTTTTTCTTTTACACTGTCGGACGCTTTCAATAAGCATATTTGCTGTTCTAACGGAATTTTATTTATATCAAAACTCGACAAGTCGTTTGTGTACTGTATTGTTTTTTTCATGGCTTGTTTAAAAAACTGTTTTATAGTCCAAGGGAAACTATCGAATAAAATGGTTTGCTCTTGTGTATCGACCGTTCCATTTGAATCATTTGATAACAGATCATATAATAAATAGGCTAAATATTGGTTTTCATAATTGGAAGAACGGATTAATAAATGTATAAGTGTTCCGCGTTTGCTATACATATCGTCCGTAACAAACTCCTTCACCACTTGGGAAACTTGTTTTAGACGCAAAGCATTGTTTTGACTTATATAACCAAGATATTTGCTGTAAATTTCGTGCTCCGTTTCAAAAACTAAAAAATCCTTTAGCGTTAGGGATGACATGAATTTCTCAAATGTGTCTTTTTGGAATTCTTCCTCCTGTGGCAAATTCTCTCTAATTTTATGTTGTTTTTCTATAATATATGGGTTATTTAAAAAATCAACAACGACATCATCCATGAAACCAAATATGATTAGACCCTTTTTCAACGTTGAACTATAAACGTATAATTTTATCCCATAAACTTTCATATGAAATTGTTTATACACTGAAACCACTTCTTTACATGTTAGATTTACTGTTTCATCTACGGATTCGTCTTGTTTTTTTTGTTTCGTGTCATTTTTATTTACCACTTTATAACTGACGGGATGAAAATATTTTTTTAAAAGTTCAAATTTCTGTTGTTCCTTTTCATGCGAGGTTATCTTAGTATTAGTCCCAAAGCATATAAGCAATAGGTCTTCCAATGTTTCGGTTCCATAAATTTTCACTATACTTGACAAATCATTGTTTATTTGTTGAAGGCGATTTATCGTATTTTCATGATTGTTTGCGTTATTATTATCGGTTATTTCTGCTATTTTTTTACTTAAATCGAAAAGCCTCTCTATACAGGTATTTACGTCGCTAATTCCTAAAATATCCAGAAATTTATTTCTTTGAACGTTTATAGCGGTTTTTTGTATAAAGTCTTTAAAAAAATCTATCTTCTTATCTACTAGAGGAAATATATCGATATTCGTTTTTTGATTTATATCTTTTTTTATATTTCCAGTTTTTTCGGTCATTATTATATATTCTTATATATTAAATTATATGTTTATATTGATATTTTTGTTGATTAAAAATTCGATGTTGTAATATTATATTTTATAACATATTAAAAATAATAGCATAATAAATCTAATACAATGGGCATACCTTCTTTTTTTTCTTTCATCGTGAAAAATCATGCGAAAATTATAAAAAAATTAAAATTCAATACACTACAAATAAATAATCTATATTTGGACTGTAATTCTATTATATATGAAGCCGTACATAAAATGGAATTAACACATAATTCAGAACAAGATGCCGACGCCATTATTCGCGCGGTCTGTTCCAAGATAGACGAATATATTCATCAATTAAAGCCGGATAATTCTATTTATATTGCGTTCGACGGGGTAGCACCAGTGGCCAAATTAGAACAACAACGTTCCAGACGATACAAGTCCATGTATCAAAACAATATTTCGCGGTCTATTTTTAATACAGTAACTGCTGACCCATGGAACACGACGGCGATTACGCCCGGAACCATTTTTATGCAAAAGTTGAACGATAAGATTCATTCGAATTATAGTAAATCGGAAAAATATAATGTGTCAAATATCATTATATCTGGTAGCGATTCTTACGGAGAAGGCGAGCATAAATTATTCGAGCATATAAGAAATAACAAGGAATCACATAAAGATGCGAATACAGTGATTTACGGTTTAGACGCCGATTTAATTATGTTATCGATTAATCATCTGCCTATATCTAAAAACATTTATCTTTTTAGGGAGACACCACACTTTATAAAATCGATTAATTCAGACTTGGATCCGAATGAATCGTATATAATGGATATTCCTGAACTCGCGCGGATTATAACGTTGGATATGAATAATGGAGCGCCGCTTACGACCGAACAACAGAAGAACCGTATATATGATTATATATTCTTGTGCTTCTTTCTGGGGAATGATTTTATGCCGCACTTTCCGTCGATAAATATTCGCACTGGAGGCGTGGACAAAATGTTGAATGCGTACAAGGCGACCATTGGCGGAACAAATGAAAATTTAACGGACGGGAAAAAGATACATTGGAAAAATGTAAGAAAATTAGTCCAGTTTTTAGCGGATAATGAAGAGGAGTTTTTTAAGAATGAAATGAAATTAAGAGACAAGAGAGAAAGAAATTTAATGCCCGATATTACGCCAGAAGATAAATTTAAAAAATTCGAATCCATTCCAACGTACGAGCGTTCTCTAGAGAAATATATTAATCCATTTAAACCGAACTGGCAATTAAGATACTATAAATCGCTTCTCAATGTGGATATAGATGAAACAAGGAGAAAACAAATATGTAGGAACTATTTGGAAGGGCTTGAGTGGACCATGAAATATTATACAACCGGTTGTCCAGATTGGAAATGGAAGTATAATTACAATTATCCGCCATTGTTATGCGACCTTATTTTATATATTCCATATTTTGATACATCATTTGTCGGAAGTTGCCAACCAAATCCAGTAAATGAACTGGTTCAATTGTGTTATGTTTTACCGAAACAAAGTTTACAATTTCTGCCGGAAAAACTATATCATAATTTGCTGAAAAATCATAGCGATTGGTATAATACAGATTGTGATTTTGTGTGGGCTTATTGTCGCTATTTTTGGGAAGCACACGTAAATCTACCGCATATTGATATTTATGAATTAGAAAATTTCGTAAAGAATAATAAATAATTACTGGGTTATTGGTTCTTTAAGTGTATAAATTATATATTTAAAGAAACGCTTATTGGTTTTACTCTTACCACCATTTGTCGCTATATTTATTAAACGCGTCAATTCGGTCTTTGCCTTGTAACAATGGGGTTTTTTCAGCACCTGCTATATCAAACTTGTAATCATAATCTTCATAATATGGCATACTTGATAAGTTAGTTGATAACTTTTCTTTTTTAGTTCCGTCTAAAATATTAAGTGCTATATGTTCTTTAAAAGCAGTCATGTCTTCATCGCTATAGCCCGCTCCACCAACCTTTCTAACGCGGCGACTTCTTCTTTTATTTATACGCCTTTTATTACTATATCTTCTGGAATGTCTTTTATTCTTTTTTGTAAGATTCGTTCTACGCATTATATAATATCTAAATATTTTATTTATTGTTAACAAATCCCAAAAAGAAAATCCTGTGATTTTTAGTTGAGAAATATGTTGCTAAAGTTTCAGTCAACAAAAAAGAATACTCAAAACATTTATTGACGTCAAAACATAAGAGGTTAACAACTGTTAACAATTCGTTAACAAAAAATCCCGAACAAGAGAGTAAATTTATATGTAAAAATTGTAATAAAATACACGCCTCTCGTGTAGGGCTTTAAAAAAGATTCTGAAACAATTGTTTATCGATAAGCAATAAAATAAGCCGTTGAGTCTTTAAGTAGGAAAAACAATTTATTATATAAAATGTAAAATTTAAAGAATTTTATGCAAGACTTTTTTTTACTTTTCAAAAATGGACAAAAAAAATGTCCAAAACCGAAAAGTTAAAAATAATTTGCTCAAAAACAAAATTTGTGACCATAAAAATTTTTAAGGTCTCACTTTTGAAAAAAGTTTTTCAAATTTGTTACGATAAATTTTTTTTAAAATATAAATTAATTTAAAAAAAACTTAAGCAGGAAAATATATTGCTTATATATAGCAATGTTTAGCAATGAAAACCTGCCAAAAACCTGCTTCAAATTTTACTGTGAAAAATGTGACTATGGAACGAGCAAAAAAAGTAGTTATGATGAACATTTAACTACTACAAAACATAATAAATCAATGTTTAGCAATACAATCCTTCCGAAAACCTGCTCCAAATATATATGCGATATATGCTGTAAAGAATACAATGATAATTCTGGATTATGGAGACACAAAAAAAAATGTACAAAAGAAGAAACTATAGAAAATGAATTTAAAAATTCGAATGAACCTACAGACAAGGACCTTATTATGCTTTTAATTAAGGAGAATAGTGAACTGAAAAATATGATGATTGAACAACAAAATAAAATGGTTGAGCAACAAAATATTGTATTAGAAATTGCGAAGAATGGAATACATAATGTTACTAATAATACTAATAATACTACCCATACAAATTCTCATAACAAAGCATTTAACTTGAATTTCTTTTTAAACGAAACGTGTAAAGACGCAATGAATATTATGGATTTTGTTGACTCCATAAAGTTACAATTGTCTGACTTAGAGGGTGTAGGAGAATTAGGATACATTGAAGGTATATCAAATATAATTGTTAAAAACCTAAAAGAATTGGATGTCACTCAAAGACCGGTTCATTGCACGGATAAAAAAAGAGAAACAATGTATATTAAAGATGAGGATAAATGGGAAAAAGATGAAGAGAAAAAGAAACTACACAAGGTTGTTAGAAAAGTGACTTGCAAGAACCAAAATCTAATACCAAAATTTAAAGAAAAACATCCAGATTGTAATACTTATCATTCTAAATTCTCCGACCAATATAATAAGATTATTATTGAATCCATGGGCGGTAAAGGTGATAATGAATATGAAAAGGAAGAAAAAATAATAAAGAACATTTCAAAGCAAGTGTTTATCGATAAACAATAAAATTTTGTTTTATTTTTCTTTAAGTAGGAATTTAAAATTATTATATAAAAATATTCGGTTTTTTTTGTTCAAGACTTTTTTTAACTTTTCAAAAATGGACAAAAAAAATGTCCAAAATCCAAAAGTTAAAAATAGTTTGCTCAAAATCTAAATTTGTGACCATAAAAATTTTTAAGGTCTCACCGTTGAAAAAAGTTTTTCAATTTTGTTACGATAAAATTTTTTTTAATTTTAAAAAAAGGATTTAAAATTATTTTCTTTCTTATATTTAGGAGACAAATGGAGGACAAAATTACGCAGAATTACGCAGAAAAATTTGTATGTGATTTATGTGACTTTAGATGTAGCAAAAAAAATGACTGGGATAGACACATATTGACACTTAAACATAAAAAGGGGACAAAAGGATTACAAAAGGATGACAATTTTACGCAAAAAACCTCCACATCATTTATGTGTTCATGTGGTAAAACATATAAACATAGACAGGGACTATGGAAACACACTAAAATTTGTTTAAGTTTAAGCGATAATATAAAAAACGATTCTGAAAAAGATATTTTAGACAATCCTACAAAAGAATTAATTTTATTGTTGGTTAAGGAGAATAGTGAACTGAAAAATATGATGATTGAACAACAAAATAAAATGGTGGAGCAACAAAATATTGTATTAGAAATTGCGAAAAATGGAATACATAATGTTACTAATAATACTACCCATACAAATTCTCATAACAAAGCCTTCAACTTGAATTTCTTTTTAAATGAAACTTGTAAAGATGCTATGAATATTACAGATTTTGTTGATTCCATTAAATTACAATTGTCTGACTTGGAAGGCGTCGGAGAGTTAGGTTATATTGAAGGTATCTCTAATATAATTGTTAAGAACCTAAAACAACTGGATGTGACTCAAAGACCCGTTCATTGTACGGATAAAAAAAGAGAAACAATGTACGTTAAAGATGAAGATAAATGGGAAAAAGATGAAGAGAAAAAGAAACTACATAAGGTCGTTAGAAAAGTCACTTGTAAGAACCAAAATCTAATACCAAAATTTAAAGAAAAACATCCGGATTGTAATACTTATCATTCTAAATTCTCCGACCAATATAATAAGATTATTATTGAGTCAATGGGCGGTAAAGGTGATAATGAATATGAAAAGGAGGAAAAAATAATCAAAAATATATCGAAGCAAGTATTTATAAATAAGTAACCGTTTTTAACCAATATAAAAGATAGTATTTTTTGTTCAAGACTTTTTTAACTTTTCAAAAATGGAGTTTTTTTTGTCAACATGTATATATTGACAAATTTTACTCAAAAAAACTCATCGAAATTCGAATGTATAACGCGTGACTTTAATTGTTGTAATAAAAATTATTAGAACGAACACATTTTAACCCGTAAAGACAAAATGTTGACAAATGTTGACAAATGTTGACAAAGAAAACTCCGAAAACTTTCTAAAATTTGAATACGATTGTTGTAAGGAATGCAATCATATACAATGGGCAGTTCCAGTGATAATGAATATGAAAAAGAAGAAAAAATAATAAAAATATATCGAATCAAGTAACCATTTTTGTAAATTTATTTAGGAGACAAAATGGATTACAAAAAAACGCCAAAAAACGCGCATATAATTTGCGTAACCTTAACTGTAGTAAAAATATGTTTATATAAATCATATTTTTACACTGAAAACCAAAAAGGAGACAAAATGGATTACAAATTTACGCCTAACCATTTATGCGCGTTTTTTAGATTTATTTTTGCGTGATTTTTTAGATTTTATACTTTTACGTGATTTTTTAGATTTTCTTTTTTTAGATTTTTTTGTTTTCCCACCTTTTGAGAGTGATGGCATTTTGGACATAACTCGAGATAAGAAGTTATTTTTTTGTGTTAATACTGGTTCAGTTACATATGGTTTATCATCTGCAACTTCAATATATGTAAAACTCATACCATAATATTCTTCACCTTCCGGTACCGTATCCTCAGTGCCATTTATATCAAAATCTTTTTTACAAAAAGGCGTCATTACAAATTTATAGTAATTTTCAGAAGATATTCTAATAAACCCGTTTGTGCCCCAATCTGGTCCCCAAGAGTTTAAAATAGTTATATATGCGGGCATACCTGGCGACTCTTGCTCCCATTTTGTAATTACTACCGCGTGTCTTGATATTGGATGAATGCACGATGTATCATTTATTACCGGATTAGAATCGAAAATATTTGTCATATTAATTGTTGCCCACTGGTTTTTAGGCATAGAGAAAGAAAACGCAACATACATTTTATTTTCCAAAGCTCTTTTGGCTCCCTCAGGAAAATTTAAAATCCAGTTTCTTTGTGGATTATTTTGATTTAAATCGTAATACTCTTCTACAACACTATCTTTTGTATAAAAACTATATATCGGTAGTAACAACTCATTGAAAACCAACTTGTCTATTTTTGGTGAAACAATTATATTGTTTTTGCCAGTAAAAAAAAGGGAAGTGTTAAAAAATTTCCATAAAACATTATTTACGTTACCACTATCACAACCATAATCATTTTTAATTTTAAACAATAAATTATAAAATAAAAGCATATGGTAATAACGTTTTTTATTACTACATTTATTTCTACTAAGTATATCACGAACTTTTATTATATCTGAACTATTATAAAAAACACAGTTTTCTTCTTGTTTACCATCATAAAGCGCATTTGCTTCATCATCATTCATTTTAAATTTGTCGGGAGTTTTTTGTGTAATATATCTTGTAATTAACGTGGCAGATACATATGCGTAACATGTTTCTTCGTCTCCTTGATCTTGAGCAACAATTGAACTACTTCTAGTTAATGTCCTATTCAAACTAGAAGTCTTTAATCCTGACACAGGGTCTTCAATTTTCATTGTTTTTGAATGTTCTCTTTGATGAAGATTATCTAAATCAACTTCCTCGTAATTCATATCTAATATATATATATATATAAAATACATATAAATATATTTTTTATAAAAAGCGTTTTTAATCCATATACTCATCTATCCCAATATGATAACCATATTTTATTAAATTTCTCTCAAAATGTCTTGGATGTAATGCCGCCGCAATCATTTCTTCGGCAAAACCATTATTAATTTGCTTACGCATCGCATCCCTATCCAGAACAAATATGGCCGGATTACTCGATAACCACTTCCAGTCAATCTTATCCAAATTTTGTTTTATAATATGAATCGCATTTGGATTACTAGAAAGGCTACTATAATCAACCTTGTCTAAATTTTGTTCAATAATATGAATTGCGTTTGGGTTCAAGGATAACCAATTCCATTTAATTTTGTCTATATTCTTCTCAAGAATAGGAATAGCATTTGGATTATAAGAAAGGAGGTACCAATCGATTTCTCTTGGATGTCTCTCTAAAAGTTCAATGGCATTTATATTTGTAGACAACGTGATCCAATCGATTTCATCTAAGTTTTTTTTAATAAGATGCATAGCTTTGGGATTAGAGGATATCATATACCAATCAATCTTTTTTAAATTTTTTTCAAGAATATGGATAGCCGCATTGTTTTTACATAAAAGTCCCCAATTTATTTTATCCAAATTTTTTTCAATCAAGTCAATGGCGTTTTCATTTTTAGATAAAGTAAACCAGCAAACTTTGTTTAAATTGCGCCTTATAAGGTGTATGGCTTCAGGGTTTTCAGATAACCACCACCAATCCACTTTATCCAAGTTTTTCTCAATAATCGGAATCGTATTATGGTTTTTACATAAGCAGGACCAATCGACTTTATCTAGGTTTTTTTCGAGAAGCGCGATGGCGTTTGGATTCATAGAGAGAAATGTCCAATCAATTTTATCATATGGAAACCACTTTGCTAATTTATATATAGGTTTAAACATAATTGTTAATAAATAAATATATTTAAGTTATATTTTTAGACCTTTTTCTCAGTAAAAAAAAGATATTTACATCCTTTTTATTTTTTTATTTTTATAAAATTTTTTAAATAGTTAAATCCGCATATTCATTTAAACCAATATCATAACCATATAATTCCAGATTTCTAGTAAAATGCTTAGGGTGTAATACCGTCGCAATTAATTCTTCCGCAAATCCAAAATCATCCTTATTTTTTTTACCAAACTCCCTAATTTGTTCAAGCATCGCCTCCCTATCTAGAACAAATATAGCAGGATTTCTAGATAACATCACATAATTAATTTTATCTTGATTTTTCTCCAGAAGATGAATGGCGGCAGGATTTTTTGATAAACTGTCCCAATCAATGCGTTCTAAATTTCTCTCTATGAGTCCAATCGCTTCCGGCATTTTACATAACACGCGCCACAAATCGAGTTGTGTAATTTTATCTAAATTGTTCTCTACAAGATGCATATAGTTTTTAATATTAGGATTATGGAATAATTGAAACCAATTTATTTTATGTACATTTTTTTCAAGGTAATCCAGTGCTTTCGGGTTCGTAGAAAACATATTATAGTCAATTCTATCTGGATTATTTAAAAGAATAGGTAGAGCATTTGGGTTAGCAGATAATTTAGACCAATTAACTTTATAAATATATTCTTTTAAAATTTCCATGGCATTTTTGTTTTCAGATAATGCGTCAAAATCAATTCGGTCCATGTGTTGACGAATGATATGCATAGCATCCGGGTTTTTACATAACCAAAACCAATTAATGGATTCCGGTTTTTGCTCCAATATATCTAATACTTCACTATTCGGATTAAAATGAAGTGCGAAAGTATTTACTCTATTTGGGTTTTTTAAAAGAACATGCGCGGCAGACGGATTTTGAGATAAATTTGTCCAATTAATTCTGTGAAATGCGCAAGAAAGCACATTTACGGCAATAGGGTTTGTATTAAAGGATAATTCGGCGCAATCAATTTTATCGATATTTTTTAGAAGAAGCGTGATAGCATTATGATTTTTTGATAACACACTGAAATCAAGTTTGTTCTCATCGATCCAATTAAGTAGTTTATAGATAGGTTTGAAACTCATTTTTACTTTTAGTAGTTGTTTTTATCTGTTTTACATTTTTTATAAAAAAAGAAAAAGAATTCAATTTTTTTATAAAACTTTTTAACTTTTTTTATTCCAAATCATCATATTCATCTGTCGCAATATTATAATTATATAATTCTAGTTCTCTGGTCATTCGTTTCGGGTGTAATGCTGTCGCTATAAGTTCTTCAGCAAACCCAAAATCTTCATTATTTTTTTTTGTTTTACCAAAATCATTAATTTGCTTACGCATAGCGTTTGTATCTAAAACAAATATGGCCGGATTTCGTGACAAACTTTCCCAATCAACTTTATCCAAATTTTGTTCAAGAATATCAATAGCCTCAGGATTTGCCGAAAGTCTAATCCAATCAACTTTATCTATATTTTTTTCAAGAATGGAAATCGCCGCAGGGTTGCCAGATAACATTGACCAATCAACTTTATCTAAATTATTCTCAATGAAATGAACTGATTCAGAAATTTGCGATATGTAAAACCAATCAACTTTATCTAAATTTTTTTCAAGAATATGAATAGCCGCAGGATTTAATGATAGGCTAGACCAATCAACTTTATCCAAATTTTTTTCAATAAGATGAATAGCCGCAGGATTTTCCGATACCCCAAACCAATCAACTTTATCTAAATTTTGTTCAAGAATATAAATGGCAGCAGGATTTGCCGATAAAATTATCCAATCAACCTTATCTAAATTTTTCTCAAGAATATGAATAGCCTCAGTATTTGCCGACAAACTTTCCCAGTCAACTTTATCTAAATTTTTCTCGAGAATATGAATAGCCGCAGGATTTAACGACAATCTTTCCCAATCAACTTTATCTAAATTTTTATCAAGAATATGAATAGCATCAGGAATAGACGATAAGAAGGACCAATCAACCTTATCTAAATTTTTCTCAATAATGTGAATCGCAGCAGGATTATTTAATAAATTATTGTGAACAAGTTTTTCAACATCAATCCAATCGCGCAGTTTATAGATAGGTTTGAAACTCATTTTTATTCGCTTATATTTCTTGTTACTTTTAGTAGTTGTTTTTATCTGTTTTACATTTTTTATAAAAAAAGAAAAAGAATTCAATTTTTTATAAAACTTTTATATTTTTATATTTTTAAACCTACTCCATATATTCATTTAAACAAATATCATAATTATACAATTCAACATTCCTGGAAAAATGCCTCGGATGTAATGCTGCCGCAATCATTTCTTCCGCAAACCCATTATCAATTTGTTTACGCATAGCGTCCCTGTCTAGAACAAATATTGCCGGATTTTGCGATAAATGATTCCAAAAAATTTTATCTTGGTTTTTTTCAAGAATATCAATGGCGCCAGGATTTTTAGATAAGGACCACCAATTAATTTTATCTAAATTTTGTTCAATAATATGCATCGCAGCAGGATTTTTAGATAAAATTGACCAATGAACTTTATCTAAATTTTTCTCAATAAGATGAATGGCTGCAGAATTTTCTGATAAGTAAGGCCAGAAAATTTTATCAACATTTTTCTCAAGAATATGAATCGCTGATGGATTTGTCGATAAATAATACCAATGAATTTTATCCAAATTTTTTTCAAGAATATGTATCGCCTCCTCATTAAGAGATAAACTTTGCCAATTAATTTTATCCAAATTTTTCTCAATAATGTGAATTGCTCCAGGATTTTGAGATAACGGCCACCAATCAAATTTATATAAATTTTTCTCAATAATGTGAATGGCATTTCGATTACAAGTTAACGAACGCCAAGAAATTTTATCTAAATTTTTCTCAATAATATCAATCGCGCCAGGATTTGCGGATAAGTTCGGCCAAAACACTTTATCTAAATTTTTCTCGAGAATATGAAGCGCCCTCGGATTACGTGATAACTCATGAATATAAAGTAATTCCGGATTTATCCAATCACGTAATTTATATATAGGTTTAAAACTCATTTTATATTACGTATTACTTATCGTCGTACTTTTAATATTGTTTATAATCTATTATAGACCTTTTTTAAATTCAATTTTATTAATAAAAATGAAATAAAAAGAAATAAAAAATATAAATAAAAAGAAATTATTAAATATAACTATACATAATGAGTAGTGAATATACTAAAAATTTATCAGAACCGTGGTTTTCATTAATTAAATTAGGAATTAAGAAATGCGAAGGAAGATTAAAAAAGGGCGATTTTGCTGAAATTAAAAAAGGTGATTATATTAAATTTGAAAATAATGAATTTGGATTTGAACGTAATTTTCGTGTTAAGATCACTTCTATACATAATTATAACTCATTTGAAGAATATTTATTAAATGAAACATTAGAAAAATGTCTTCCAGGTATAGATACAATAGAACAAGGCGTAAGTATTTATTATAAATATTATAAAAAAGAAGACGAAGGTACATATAAAATTATTGCGATACGCATAAAAGTTATTAAATAATATATATTAAAAATTTTAAACCTAGTCTACATATTCATTTAAACAAATATCATAATTATACAATTCAACATTCCTAGCAAAATGCCTTGGGTGTAATGCTGTCGCAATCATTTCTTCCGCAAACCCATTATCAATTTGTATGCGCATAGCGTCCCTGTCTAGAACAAATATTGCCGGATTTTGTGATAAAGTAATCCAATTAACTTTATCCAAATTTTTTTCAAGAATATGAATGGCCTCAGGATTTTCCGATAGAAAAAACCAATCAACTTTATCTAAATTTTTTTCAAGAATATGAATAGCTGAAGGATTTTCCGATAGTGAATTCCAATTAACTTTATCCAAATTTTTTTCAAGAATATGAATGGCTTCAGGATTTTCCGATAGACAATACCAATCAACTTTATCTAAATTTTTCTCAAGAATATGAATAGCCGAAGGATTTAATGATAAATTTACCCAATCAACTTTATCTAAATTTTTCTCGATAATGTCAATAGTATTTGGATTTGTATTTGACGATAGGCAACGCCAATTAACTTTATCTAAGTTTTTCTCGATAATATGACTAGCTTCAGGATTTTCCGATAGAAAATACCAATCAACTTTATCTAAATTTTTCTCGAGAATATGAATGGCAGCTGAATTTGACGATAGCCCCCACCAATTAATTTTATCCAAGTTTTTCTCTATAATATGAATTGCCTCAGGAGTGAAAGACAAAAAAGACCAATCAATCTTATCTAAATTTTTCTCAAGAAGATGAATTGCTCCAGAATTTTGTGATAGTAAACGCCAATCAAATTTATGTAAATTTTTCTCAATAATATTAATTGCTTTTGGATTATTAGATAAATTATAAGGAACAAGTAGTTCTGGATTAATCCAATCACGTAGTTTATATATAGGTCTAAAACTCATTTTATATTACTTATTGCTTTACTTTTAATATTGTTTTTTAATCAAATCCTATCCTAGTCAACATATTCATTTAAACCAATATCATAACCGTATTGTAGTAAATTCCTAGCAAAATGCCTTGGGTGTAATGCCGTTGAAATCATTTCTTCCGCAAACCCATTATCAATTTGATTACGCATAGCATCCCTATCTAGAACAAATATTGCCGGATTTTGCGATAAATGATTCCAAAGAATTTTATCTTGATTTTTTTCAAAAATGGGAATAGCCTGAGGATTATAGCATAACAGAGACCAATTAATTTTATCCAAGTGTTTTTCAAGAATATGAATCGCCGCCGGATTTTCCGATAGTCCACACCAATTAATTTTATCAAAATTGTTTTCGAGAAGATGAATTGCCGACGGATTTAATGATAGGATTGGCCAATGAACTTTATCTAAATTGTTTTCGAGAAGATGAATTGCCGACGGATTTAGCGATAAATAGGTCCAATTTATTTTATCTAAATTTTTCTCGATAATGGGAATTGCTTCAGTATTTTGCATTAATCCCCACCAATAAACTTTATCTAAATTTTTCTCAAGAATGTGAATGGCTAAAGGATTTAACGATAAGGCTGCCCAATCAACTTTATCTAAATTTTTCTCAAGTAAATGAATCGCCGCGGGGTTTGATGATAAGGCTACCCAATCAACCTTATCTAAATTTTTCTCTATAATATGAATCGCACCAGGATTTGATGATAAGGTTGCCCAATCAACTTTATCTAAATTTTTCTCGATAATATGAAGCGCACCTGGATTACGATGTAAAGCCTTAGTAACAATTCGTTCTGGATCAATCCAATCGCGTAATTTATATATAGGTTTGAAACTCATTTTATTCGCTTGCTTAGTACTACTTATCGCTTTGCTTTTAATAGTGTTTTATAAAAAAGAAAAAAAAGAAAAAGAATTCAATGGTATTTTAATTCTTTCCTTTTTTTATCCCTTTTTTATTTTATTCCTTTTTATAATTTTTAATCAAACCCACTGTATTCGTTTAAACCGATATCATAACCGTATTGCAGTAAATTTCTGGCAAAATGTCTCGGGTGTAATGCTGTAGCGATCATTTCTTCGGCAAATCCATTGTCAATTTGTTGGCGCATCGCATCCCTATCTAGAACAAATATTGCCGGATTTTGAGATAACCAACCCCAATTAATTTTATCTTGGTTTTTTTCAAGAATATGAATCGCAGCAGGGTTTGCTGATAGGGAATACCAATCAACATTTGCATCCAAATTTTTTTCAAGAAGTTGAATCGCCAAAGGATTTCTCATTTTCGATACGTAAAGCCAATCCACTTTATTCAAATTTTTTTCAAGAATGTGAATCGCCGCAGGATTTTTAGATAACTCTATCCAATAAATTTTATCCAAATTTTTCTCAAGAATATGAATCGCAGCAGGGTTTGACGATAAACGATCCCATTTAATTTTATCTAAATTATTCTCAAGAATGTGAATAGCAGCCGGATTTTCCGATAATGCAAACCAACTAACTTTATCCAGGTTTTTTTCAATAATATGCATCGCCCAAGGATGCCTACATAATTGAAACCAACAAACTTTATCCAAATTTTTTTCAAGAATGGGAATAGCAGCAGGATTTCTTGATAACGCGCTCCAATCAATTTTATGTATTTTTTTCTCAAGTATATGAATCGCGGCAGGATTTGCTGATAAGTTCATCCAATTCACCTTCTTTAAATTTTTTTCAAGAATGTGAATTGCCGCTGGATTTTTAGATAATTCAAACCAATCAACATTATCTAAATTTTTCTCAAGAATATGAATTGCCGCAGGATTTTTCGATAAAGCAACCCAACCCATACTCTCGGTAAGTCGAAATTTAAGTACATTATTCTCTATAATATATAAATTTTTCTCGAGTAAGTTAATCGCATCAGGTTTTTCCAGTAACCAAAATAAATTAACTTTATCTAAATTATTTTCAAGAAAGTTAATCGCCGAAGGATTAAAATGTAAACTTTTATAATTAACTAATTCTGGATTAATCCAATCTCGAAATTTATAGATAGGTTTAAAAGTCATTTTAATTTACTTATTGCTTTTTGCTTAGTGCTTAGTGCTTATTGCTTTTTACTTTTATTTGCTTTTATTTATTTTATAAAAAATAAAAAAGCATTTCAATTTTTTCTTTTTTTATATGGGTTTCGCTGTTTTATAAAAATTTTGTATTAAAAATAAAAAAGGGGTGAGATTTCTCTCTTTTTTATTCCTTTTTTATTTTATCCCTTTTTTATTTTTTAAATTAATCATCGAAATTAAACCTAGAACAATGTCTGTATTCGCACCTCTCTTCATATGTAGACATACAAAACCCACAAGTATAATATTGGTCGCGTGTACAAGGTTCTACAT